TTCGACGTGGAGTTCTGTGGATGGGGTCAAAGTCTTGATACCGACCCTGTTTTCTGTAGAGTCGACATAGAGTGTGTTCGTATCCACCGTGAAATCATTCGCGACCGACCCCGAAACCGCCGTGAGTGCACCCACGTTGGATGTTCCGTGAACATCGAGGAGGTACGCGGGTGCTTTCGTCCCGAGACCCACGCGACTTGTCTCGGTATCCACGTGGAGTGTATCCGTATCAACCGTCAAATTGGAAGAGACATACACATTACCTACAACATGTAAATTAGCATCAGGGTTCTTGGTCTCAATACCAACTGAGTGTGTCAGTGCATCTACATGGAACGTATCATCATCAACAGTTAAATTTGAAGAGACATACACATTGCCAACCACATGGAGGTTCGCGTCAGGAGTCTTGGTCTCGACTCCGACACTATGTGTCGTCGCATCCACATGGAGTGTATTATCATCAACTGTCAAGTTTGAAGAAACATAGACATTACCTACAACATGTAAATTAGCATCTGGGCTCTTGGTCTCGACTCCGACACTATGTGTCGTCGCATCCACATGGAGTGTGTCATCATCAACGGTCAAGTTTGAAGAAACATAGACATTACCCACAACATGAAGATTTGCATCGGGGCTCTTGGTCTCAATACCAACGGAGTGTGTCGTCGCATCCACATGGAGTGTATTATCATCTACAGTTAGGTTTGAAGAAACATACACATTCCCAACCACATGGAGTTTAGCATCGGGTACTTTCGTCCCGAGACCCACGGATTGTGTACTCGCTTCGACGTGTAGCGCATCTGTAGCCACGGTAAGGTCGTCGGACATGTAGACATTACCGACTACATGAAGTTCGGCATCGGGGTTCTTTGTTTTGATCCCAACGCGTTCAGTTCCAGCTTCAACATGAAGGGTATTTGTCGCGACGGTTAAATCATCGGACACATACACATTACCAACAACGTGTAAATTAGCATCAGGGTTCACTGTTCCAAGTCCTATGGACTTGTACTCCGCATCAACATGAAGGGTATTTATCGCGACGGTCAAATCATCAGAAACATAGACATTACCAACAACATGTAAATTAGCATCGGGATCCTTGGTTTCAATTCCTACAGAGTGTGCAGTCGCATCCACATGTAGAGTATCTTCATCCACAGTTAAGTTTGAGCTCACATAGACATTACCCACAATATGAAGGTTCGCATCTGGGTCCTTGGTTTCAATCCCTACAGAGTGTGTCAATGCATCCACATGTAGAGTATCTTCATCAACGGTCAAATTACTGGAAACATAGACGTTACCAACAACATGTAAATTAGCATCGGGGTCCTTGGTCTCAATTCCTACAGAGTGTGTCAATGCATCCACATGGAACGTGTCATCATCAACGGTCAAATTCGAAGAAACATAGACATTACCAACAACATGTAAATTGGCATCCGGATCCTTAGTCTCAATTCCTACAGAGTGCGCAGTCGCATCCACATGTAGAGTATCTTCATCAACGGTCAAATTGCTGGAAACATAGACATTACCAACAACGTGTAAATTGGCATCGGGGTTCTTGGTCTCAATACCAACGGAGTGCGCAGTCGCATCCACGTGTAGAGTATCTTCATCAACGGTCAAATTCGAAGACACATACACATTCCCACCAACATGAAGTTCCGCATGGGGATCTATCACTTTGATACCGATTTTGTTCCCCACAGAAAGAATATCTGTCGTGTGTGTATTTCCAGTCACATACAGAATATTAGAACCAAATTCATCCACGAAAAGGTTTGACCCGACATCCAATGTGTGGGTCGGGGTCGCATTCAAAATACCTACATTGGATTCTGTGAGGACTCTGCCGTATACTCGAACATCGAGTGTTTCATTTGTGTTTGGAACAATCACCGAACCATATGAACTACTGTCCGTGTATGCGAGTACGAGTTCATCCGAGCCTTCCCGAAATCCCATGGCGACATTCGACAATGGGCGATACATGATGATACCGAGATCTGAGGAGACGTTATATTTTCCAAGTTCTATGATTGGATCTTTTACAACAGTGTTTACAGTATTCACTGTCGTGAGCGCTCCATTCACAGTCATGTTCCCATCCACCACTAAATTATCTTGTATGTATGTGTTTCCTAACACAGTGAGAAGGTTTGAACCTTCTATGTCTATATTAAATGTCGAACCTACATCGAGTGTGTGAATGGGGGACCCATTAGCTACACCAACATTGGAGAGAGTCGTGACAGAAGTAATCGCGTTATTGAACGAGACTGTATTTGCGGTAACATTACCGTTAATCACAGCAGCTTCGAGTGTAAAATTGAGAATATCTTCAGCAATAGCCCCCGAGTCCATCACTTCTTTCGTGATTTGATTATACGCCAATACCGTGATATTCCGGTCTGAGAGATCTGTACGTAGACGTAGGGGTGTCATATACACAGAATCCGAAAAGGGTACATCAATCTGTGTGTCACTCGCGTTGAACACGATCGTATTTTCCGCCTGGTCATCGGTACAGTTTTTACCGAACCTAATCTTGGTGGAACGTTCCACTGTCGGCAAGTTCTTGACCATTTAATATAGAATGTCATTTTAATTCGCATAGAGAAGGCCCGCCATTCCATTCTCAATGCGTAATATGTTATAGTTGACCGCATAAATCGGATCGTTGATAGGTAAACCTTCGCTCATAATCTTCGCTGAAGAAAGACGGCTGAAATTAAGAGTCCCTGTGGGTTGAAGAGAGCTCGTAGAGAGACAAAACGGATACAAGAAAAAATCGGGAGAAGCTACAAAGTTTGTGTGATAATAGCTCATTACATCTATGAAATGTGGTTTTCCCCATCTATAATTACTCACATCAAGACCGTTGATATTCAATTTAATCTTATTCGTAGGGGATGTGAGGGCACCGTCCGTTGTCGTATCCGATGATGCGAGATACTTCACTGGATGGTTAAACGTGAGTTCTTGAACGATAGAGTTCGAGGGGATGTTTTTCTGTACTTGGGTAATTAAGAGATCGTGCTTACGAGAGGCGATGTTTCCACGTTCTTCGTTATCGAGGTAATAGTAATTGGCGAAACATTCAACGTTGTAATTGGATGCAGTCGTCGCCCAATAAATGCGGAGCTCTACATTATGATAGTTCAAGGCTACGAGTGGTAAAGCACATTGAGGCCCCTCACAAAAGAAGAAACGGAGAGGATAAAAATAAGATCTAGCGCTCACACCTGGGTGTGTACCTTGAGCACTCCTAGATACGTTTTGGGCGAACGTATCGATGGCAATCTTCTCTGTAAAGGTTGAATCTTGTGTGTCGACCACAGACCCCCCTATCAGAAGCTCCACTTTATCGATGATGGACCCCCAATTGGATGTATCAAGAGCCTGTGTGGTATCGTCGATGGTAAAATAGGCATAGCCTAGAAGGTCACCAGATCGTTCGAATTGAATACTGGACATAGAATTGTTTTTCACTGCTCCATGGATGGTTTGTTTTTCAATGGACTGTGAAAAATTAGCATGTCGCTTGAATGTTGAACTGAAGAAAGATATTTCAGGATTACCCGTGATGTACATATCCTGGGCACCTATAGCAATCAATTGAACAACACCTGCAGACATGGTATACTACTTTAACGGGAGAAAAATTACATATTACCTTTCATACACATAAATCGGAGGACTAAAATATTTTTATCTGTGGCGGTCGCACGGGTAATCGTATTACCATCTTGGTTACGGATAGTAACTGCGAAACGATCTAAACGACGAATTGGGTCTATATACTGGGTGAAAATTGGATATTCATCCTTAAATTTGATTACATCAGAGGCATCAGAGACGATACTCGCAAATGAACCTCTAAGAACGCTCATAGAAGCCTGACCGGTGAGTACATTAGAGGCGCGATCAGAAAAGATAGAATCGAGTTCGTCTATAGAGACGTAACAATGTTCTGTAGCGGAAGTTGTCCGGATACGAGCACACACTAACTTAGCCTGGACAACATTTTTCAGTGGCTGTTGAAGGAAACAAGTAAAAGTGTTCGCACTACTTTGACCAATCGAATCAATGGTAATAGTATGATATTCGTAGTTGAGATCTGGGGTCGCCATTTATAGTTAGCTTAGATTAAAGATCCACCAATTCCATCTTCGATGGCGTATCCAGCGTGTTCACTGACTAGCTGCTGGGCACCACAGATACCACCGGGGGTGAGACCAGTGGTGTAAGCACTACCCTTCTTACCTTGACCCGGGGCACATTCAATCCTGTTCTCAAGATTAAACATAGACTTTTCGTTCACAGTCTTGATAATAATAGGCATGGGCTGGTAGTTGCTGATATTCTTGTTGGCACTCAGGGCAAAAATGATCACCAACAAAATGGCGATGGACATGAGGGCGGTGCGGTTCTGCTGGTTAAGCTTAAACATTTATAATAGACCAATATATTTTTCTAAACTGCGTTAAAGGTATTTTTTTAGTTTCCATATAGAGAGTAGATGGACGAAGAAATTGTAATCGATCGGGGATCCACACATGTGATGAAATTAGATGCAGATGAACAGGCCCTGATGGATGAGATTGAAATATCTGCTCCCCGTCCTCAGCGTGTTCCACGACCCACGAACCATATGTCCAGACCCACACCCCAGATGCAACAAGAAGCTATGGATGCTTTCGCGAACCCCAATAAGCAGAATACTCCCGCCCCTCCGGGTGATGAGGAGGAGATTGATTATGGTGAGGATGAACCAACATTTTTCGATGATGACATGAACATGGGTTCTGGTCAGCAGGAGGAACAGCCTTCAAAGGGCTACGGTTCCATCGATGAAGAGAAGGCAGATTTGATTAATAAACTTGGACGTTTAGAGAAGAAGGGGTTTGCCGTGAATAAACGCCTGAATGCCTATTCAAATGTTGATGAACTTCGTTCGGAAGTAAAGAGGATCACATACAGTATAGATGTTGAACAATCTGTACGCTTTTCTCGGAGGATGCTCGTCGCCTGTGTAACCGGTCTCGAGTTTTTGAACAAGAGGTACAACCCCTTCGAGGTCCAGTTGGAGGGGTGGTCTGAATCAGTGATGGAAAATGTGGATGACTATGATGGTGTGTTTGAGGAACTCTATGTGAAGTACCGATCCAAGGTGAACATCGCCCCAGAGGTCAAGCTGATTATGATGCTCGGTGGCTCTGCTATGATGTTCCATCTTACCAATAGTATGTTCAAATCTGTGATGCCCAATATGAACGATGTCATGAAGCAGAACCCCGATCTCATCAAGAGTATGATGAGTGCTGTTCAAAACACAACTCGCAATACGGGTGGTCCAGCGGTTGATGCACCTGTGGGTGGTTCGGGGCAATACGAGATGCAGGGTCCCGGACTCGACATTTCAAGTCTCATGGGTGGGATTTCTATGCCACCCCCACCCCCAATGAACACTAACTTGGGAACACAGGGTACCATCCGTGAGGAGGATGACGATGATGATGTTTCCGATATTATGTCCATTTCCGGTGATTCAACTGGGGGTGAGCTCAGACAAGTAAATGTTAACTCTTCTAAACCCAAAAGGACGAGACGAAAGAAGAAGACTGAAATTAATCTCTAAATATATATAAATGATAGCGTACTGTCCACTGGAGGAACTGAATCCTCCAGTCAAACAACAAAAGCCAATCGTGGAACTCGAAGTCGAGGAAGATAAACCAACGATTGGCCGTGAAGAAACTGAACTCAATTATGTCGTCATGGCTTTCATTGTCGGCGTGATTGCTCTAGCCGTCTCTGATTCCATCAGGGCATAATTACTTTTTTATCTACCGCAGGGTTTTCCCTTGTAGTAAATTTAATATGTGTACTCGAAACCTGAACCACCCAGATTCGTGTTACCACCACCTCCGTTATCTAAGGTCACACTAGTACTGTTACCTATGTTATGTGTAAAGTGTTTTACTCCACCACCAACCCCAGATACAACTTCCACGAAAATATCATATGTGTAGTTTCTACCAGTTTGACCGGTCGACACACCACTCGGATAAAATTTCCCGTCGGTGATGTATGGTGCGATCTGTACTGAGCGTGTCCCTGTCACCACAGCGGAACTCCATGGATACAAATTCAGACCACTGAACATATTTTTAGTACCAATAGCTATGTCAACATTCGGGGCTGTTCCGTCGTGTGTACCACCTTGTACTTCAAGTATCATGGTACTTACGTTGTCGACATCACTCGTCTCTCTCAATTGAGCGACAATCTTAGCGTAAAATGTTTGGGGTTGGAAGGTTATTTGTACATCTTGACCATTAGTCGTCACGATTGAAAAGGTTTTAGAATATCTCTTACATGCGACTTCATTCGAACCTGAGATAAAGCCACCACCGACATGAAGTGCTGTGTTCGCGGTTGCCTCACCGAGATCGACGGCGACTTGGTTACCCAGATCGATCTTACCATCGATCGAGAGATCACCCACGATTTCCAAGTTACTGTTTATGATCATCTCATTCGAATATGGGTCGATATACACGTTACCTGAAACGTTACCGTAAATACTGGAGACACCCCCAGTTGTTTTAAATTCTAAGATGGCATTACTCGTTGGATGTTCGATGCGAGTTGTACCACCGTATACTGTAAAGTGTTCACTCGGGTTTACAGTTCCGATACCCACATTACCAGAATCAATTATATGAATACCATCAACTTCAACGCTATTTTTGACCGCACCTAAGACTGTGCCATGTATTGAGTGCTGTGTGTTACTGAAACCCCTCACATACCCTCCATAGTTATCGTTTGTATTCAAACTGACACCTATTTTGTTATTGGTTCCCGGACTTTGTAATTTAAGAACATCTATGTCTGTTGTGACACCGGAGTAGATGTGCACATTTGTATCCGGGGCGTTGGTCCCTATCCCCACGAGTCCTGTATTCTTAATTCGTATAGCTTCAGTCGCGTTTAATTCAGACGTACCAACTGTAGCTTTATTTTGAAATCTCATATCAACAGTTCCAATGGTCTCAAAACGAGCACCATCACTTAAAGCGAAGATGTCTAGGTTACCGAAATTGACTTTTTGACCACCAGCGAATTCGATACCACCATTTACAAACAACTGTGTTGTCGCGGTTTGTTGGATTTTACTTTCGTCAGATGTTCCTATCAAAACCTTACCCTGCGCAGATAAGAACATAGTCGGCTTAAGTAAACTTGAAGTACCAGCTTCCATAGCGACCTTAGCTGCTTCATTCAATTCAGGTTCACTATACGTCTGAAATACTTGTTGCGATCCAACAAATCGTAGTTGATCTGGGCCAGCAGCACCGGGACCTTCATTACCTTTAAAAATTAACAGTTCTGATATGTCTGTACTAACCAGTCGTTCTTTGATAAAAGTATTACTAAATTCATCAGAAACTAGCCCACCAAAATAGAGTTCGTTACCAATCACAACATTACCATTTACTTCCAATTTAGCCCTAGGTGCGTCTGTACCAATTCCCATATTACCAAAAGTACCATCAATAAAGATCCGACTTGTCGTTGAATCATTAATCACATCAGGATTTTTAGTAAGTCTGAAGTCGCCATCAGTTCCTGTTATACCCATAGAATAGCCGCGAAGATTACCATTGTCAGCTTGAATAAACGAAGCAAACGAGTTTGAACTTGTACTATCAGCCCTCATGGCTACGATGGCGTCATCTGCGATATCACCAATCTTTTCACTATGTACGAGAAGACCGTTAGTTACCGAATTTCCTATTCCAGTTGTGATGATTTCTAAATGTGACGCTGGTGTTGTTGTACCAATTCCCACGCGCTTATTACTTCGCCACGTCATCACATTATTCATGGTGTTATAATTATCTCCCGCCAGAGAGAGATTCAATTGAGAACGAGCTGTCCCTGAAACGGTTCCATGTTTCCCCATCTGGAAGAGACCTCGAACACCATGTTGGCCATCTATACCACCTTCACGCGTGAGTTGCATGACATTTTTGAAATCGGATGAACTCGTAATTGGTGAAGTGTTGGTAACTACCAGTGGAGTCCCGAGGTGACTCACTCCGTTTCGATTAACAACTTGATCATTAATAAAGGCTGTGCCACCAGATACATGAAAACGCCCTTGAGGTACCGAAGTACCCACACCAACATTACTCGTTTCTAAAACGGTCAGTGCTGGTGTACCCATGGAGGCGGTCGTACTCGCAAAAAAGTTGATACCTTTACCACTCCCAACGATATTTTCGATTCGAGTTTCTTTCGTCACCGGACTCGTGAATATCTTCATATTTGTCTCTGTATTACCAAATATGGCCGCGTTACTACCATTGATTTTGAGATTACCATCAATGGTTAAATGTTCACTGGGTTCTGTATTAGATATACCAACATATCCATTAGATGCTATGCGTATTCTCTCAGTATTTTTGGTAAAGAATCGGATATTTTGACCACTGGCTGAAGTTTTAGCGCCATATATCTCAATCGCACTTATGTTTGCCGTGAGTGGTCCAGATTTGAGCACTACAGCATTTGAAACGGAGTCACCATCATCTGTATCGGCGTGAACGAGCACGTTCGCGGTAGACGTAATTCCTGAATCACCTTCAACCTCGATGAAATCTTGTACACGAATAGATTGCGTGATGAGACGATTTGTCACTGTATTACCTAGAATTGTTAAGGTATTCGCCGCGTTGGGAGATGTGTTTATGAAAAATTCATCACCAACTGAGAATGTATCAGTTGGATTTGTGTTAGCTATACCCGTCGGTGTGTTACCAGTTGTTTGAATACTATGGGCTTGAATAGTGGATGTCACCACCATCGGTATCGCCGCATCTGCATCTAATGTAATGAGACTACCCACAGTGAGTCCGTCATCACCTATTCTCATACCCTTAAAATACCCATATCCATTGGCATGTAAAACATTCGCAGATGATGTTGCGGTATCATTTATGTATACATTCGAACCTACGGAAAGACTATAATCTGGTGACGTGTTGGCTATACCCACATTATTTTGTGTGTATAATTCTCCAAAAATATGAAGATTCGTTGTAGTCGCTGGATCGATCGTAAAGTTTTGGTCGAGAGGTCCACCGAATGTACGACCTAATTTCATAGTGTCGTCACTTTGCGTGTACCCGAAAAACACATTAGCGTCTCCAGCCTTTTGAACCATTAATGTAGCCATATCATACGTTCCGTCATTTCCGGAGAATGCACCAAGATTCGCGGGGTCGGTGGCCATTTGAATGACGGCATTTGATATGACAAGACTGTTCACTTGTAAATAATCTGGAATTTCTGTAATTGCGAGATTACCACTAATACTTACATTACCTGTAATGTGGAGTTCTCCATTTTCTATTACAACATTACCATTTTTGAATGTGGCGATATCAGAACCAGGATTAGATTCTGTACCCACTGTTAACGATGTTCCTACAGTCGCGTTTGTTGTAAAGGTATTACCGGTAACATGTAGAACATTTGAATCACTGTTATTTATCTTGATTTTATCTGCTAATTCAAGTTGATTTGTTAATATCAGATTATATGTGAGAACGTTACCGTTAACTGTGACGAGATCACGATTACCGACACCTATAAAAAATTCTTGGTTATCACCAACTTGAAAATCATGTAGGGGGGTAGTAGTTTTAACACCAATTTTATCACTTACATTCATACGCGCCGTCTTAATAGTTTTAGAGACGTCCAAAATGATTTCTTGACCACTTTGCATAAAGAGATCAGCACCGATAGAGAAACTTTTTGTTGGGGCTGTATTCGCAATACCTATACGATCGACCACAATCTCATCAGCTTCAATCTCACTTGTAATAATACTTCGAACTGTGGTGAGAATATCCTGCTCTGTGGGATCAGCGTCCATATTCGACACGAAAATATGATCGAAACGAACAGTTCTACCCATCTATACATTAACTACCGAATAAAATTCCTGCTAAACCATCCTTGATTCTCAACACGTTATAATTTACGGCGTATACAAATAGTCCCTGGTTATCTGGTCTATTTAAACCCTTCTCTGCGCCTCTGATGGTTAACTTGGCGTTATCGAGCCGACTGAAATTACAAGAACCAGATGGATTATAGTCTGATGCGTTCATACAGAAGTGATAGGCGAAAAATCGAGTATACATTAATACCTGACTTTCAGCGATAAAATCAGACGTTCCGAATGATGATTTATAATAGTTTTGAACGGTATGGAAGTACATAGGACTCATCTGTTCGAGTAGAGGTATCCCGTTTATTTGTAATTCAGCACTCTTAAATGTAAAACGATCATTTGCGAAATCGTCACTATTTGCACCAAATCCAAAGAATAATGATTTAACTGGGTGATTAAAAGCGGATATATCACAGACATTTTCATTACTAGCCAATGTGTTATCTATCGTAGTTGTGAGAGGGAATTCTATCTTTTGAACTTGAGTAATCACAAAATCCAGTGATCGACTAACAAGTGATTCTCTCTCATCTCGATCTAGATATATATAGTTTCCATACATTTTAGCAGTCTTATCGTCGGCTCCTATAGTAGCTAAGTTTGCTTCATCAAAATTAATTCGTATTTCAACTTCATGATTTTGAAGTGCTACGAGAGGTAAAAATGCTTTATGATCACAGAAAAAGAAATGAAGTGGAACAAATGTAAAGTTGGATGTTGAAGTTTTGTTATTAAGTTCTTGTGTTTTATTCCAAGTGTCAGCTAAATAATTTGGCCATATGTCACCAAAGTAATCATATGGCTGTGAATCTATTTTTTGACCACCTATAAAGAGATCTATTGTGGAATTGTAAAACAAGTTTGATGCGATATTCGAGTTAGAGTTTAGAGAACTCGATTCAAACCATAACCCATTAATAATATCACCTAAAACGGGAATTTTAATAGACGTATCTTTGGCTGAAATATTTTTAATGTATTTGGGTGCTTGAGAAAAGTTTGTATGTCTCGTAAACTTCATCCGGAAAAATGAATGTCCATCGTCACTAGTCAAGTAGACATCTTGTATTCCCTTGGATACCAATTGTATTAATGCACCCGACATTTAATAGATGTTCAGATTATAAAAACAGACACTTTCCCTGAGGGAAGTCACTCTTGTTTTCTTCCACAACCTTTCCGCGGATATTGAAACCACCTTGTCTGTATACCTTCATTCGCTTGTAATACATTGCTGTGAAGATCGACCAAGGGTCGTGTACGTCGTATATATGAGGATCATTCTTCTTCCCTTTGGTTTCTCTCATAATACGCCCAATACTTTGAGTGATGTCAGACTTGGGACTGGCTAAGATAACTGTATCGAGTGTTGGGATATCTAGACCCTCATGGGCTTGGCTGAATGTTGCGAAGATGATCTTCTTCTTTGAAGATTCCTGGAGAGCGGCTTCTTTCATACCACCCATATAGAGTCCTGAAGTTTTAGGAAAACATTGATGAAGAAATTCACAATGAAGACGGCGATCACTGAGAACTAAAAGTTGTCGAGTACCCGCCGATGCCTTTTTTACCAATTCTACGAGCATCTTGTTTCTTTGACGATCTTCAACTAGATGTGTAATCATATTTGGCATTGAAATCTTTCCGTTCCTCATAGAGGGTGGAGGGTTTCTATAATTCGGTGAATCGAAAGTCACTGAAAAAACCTCAACTTGTCCCTGATTCTTTCTCTCAACTGCAAAGAATGTGGGACCCATAAACCAATGAAGCACTTTAGTGAGACCATCCTTTCTTTCGGGTGTCGCTGAAAGTCCAAAGATGTGCTTGGGGCACATTTTAAATAAACTCTGACTAAATACTTTTGCACAAATATGATGCGCCTCATCTACTATGAGGGTTCCTATACTCTCAAAATCTGAAAATGAATATTCTTTGAGTGAAAGTGATTGGAGCATCGCGATTACAAAGTCACACTCAACTTCTTTCTTATCTTGTTGTACCACACCAATCGTGGCACCTGGACAAAACTGTTGAATTCTTTCTCGCCACTGATCTGCTAAGAACTGTTTATGTACGACAATCATGGTCCTGTAACCCAACTTACACGCTATGGCCAAGGATACCGTCGTCTTGCCATACCCACATGGTAAAGAAAGGACGCCATGCCCTGCTTTAATTGCTGCTCGAAGTGCGTCGTTTTGGTGGGTGGAATCCCTAAGCTGTCCGACAAACTTGGTGTTGATACGAGTGGGCTCAGGTCTCTTATCCTCCTCAGGTTCCCCAAGTTTAGCAGTTCCGTAGAATCTTGGAACGCAGACTCCATTCTTAGCTGGTCTGAAAACCTTGAAAGGTGGTGGAGGGAATCCGTAATCCCCATTGACTACAGGTCTTACCGTAAGTTCTTTTTTAATTTCTTGGATTGGACCCGTGTCAATAATGTATCCGGTTCTTGTGAGAACCGTCATACTCTATTTATTTAAAGACTTGAAACTTTAAATGAGTATAAGATGCCTACCGTCGACGTTAAAGAGAATATTAACAAGCTTCGTGTGAACATTGAACAGATGACTCAAGAAGTCTTCAGGCTTCAAGGTATGCTCCAGACCTTTGAGGGATTCAAGAAAGGTGGCCTCAAGACAATTGAACTCCCCCAAGATCCCAATCAAGCCCCGGTGGAAGATGAAGAACTCGAGAGTATCCAAGAGAAGCCCGAATAATTACCAACATTCCATACACCCTTGAAGTCGACCACAACTTCAACTTCATCACCCTTTATTAGAGACTGAATGGGACGTCCTTTGACTTCACACATCACTCTCCTATAACGGAACGGCACTTTTACTGTGAGCACTTTACCATCGAGGGGGTTGTCGATGTTTTGATTCACAAGGAGATGTGATTTATTTGTATGCATTCGTTCTATAATTTCCGAGACATTTGCAGGAATTATATAACGGATATACTTTTTACTATTAAATTCAAGCATAGGTTCGTACACCTGTGCTATGAACTTCATCTACGATATACTAAGACTAAAACTATAAGTATAAGTAACAAAACTGTATACAATAAAAACCGGGAAAGAGGTAAAGGTTTCAGTGGTTTTCGACTGCCGAAAATTTCATGACTCAAAGACCGAGATACTTCTATAGCTGCCTCTATGCTCGAATATGGTGTGTTTCGTGGCGACATCATACCACACATCGCAACCGTGGGACATTTTCCAAAGAATGGGAGCTGACCATAGAGACTGAGAACCCCAGAGGATTGTGAAAAGTCCCAACTTTTACCATTCCATTCCGCACCCCAACCAATCCGTATATCAATGGGTTCAGGTAAACCAAGTTGTTTGAGAACCTCTTGTTTTATCATATCTGGGTTAGAACTTAATACATTCTCTGTAAGGTTACATATAACACAAGATATTGTGTTAGTACCAAATAATACCTTAGGTTGTAAGTCCCATTCTGTAGTACTCACTATTTCCAAATCTGTTTTCAATATTGGTTTCCTATCATAATCTATAAGAACATTTATAGCGCCATACGTACTTCCCCTAAGTTTTTTCTCTGCGTCGGGACCCCAGTTATCACCCAAGAGTTTTAGAGCTGGACTATTATCTACACATAAAAACAACATACCATCATTTATAATTTCTCCATTACTAAGTTTGGCAGAATAGCCATCGCTGCGATACTCAATAGAAGTCATTTCAGCTCCAAAAACAAAATTAATTCCATTATTTAATAAACAATTTTCCATAGCGTCACACATCACTTTACCTGAGACCTTTTGTGTGTGCATAGTAGAAAGTGATGTATGATCTATATTTTTTACAAATTCATACGCAGACATAACATCCCAAGTAACACCATCCATTATTAAGGGTAAGTGTTCAATGTAGTTCTGTCCATTTTCACTGAGAGTTCCGACTGCATCTCTGAGAGATATTCCCTTGTATTTATCTGGGTGTGCAAATACACGAGAAAAGAGTGAAATTAGGGTTGTATAATCTCTGACACTGATAGATTTAAAGGCGGTGTGTAGATACTCCTTCTTATCCACTGGTTGAAATATATCATTCCATTTGATGTTCATCTCTGAAAATAAAGATTGCGTATTGACAAACGCTTCATCGAATACAATTCTATGTGCGTGAAGGTCCCTACTTTCCACATCCGGTTCCCACCATGATCCACCGGCAGATATTTTTCTATCGTAAATTGTTATGTCATTATTTCCTGCTCTGAGAAATTCCCAAGCTAAAGACATACCACTTGGACCCGCACCAATAATATGAATCTTCATTCTACTTGTAGTATATAAATTAAATGAAACCAGAACTTTTACGCTCCTCGGGAGTTTTTAATGCATAAAGGAATGTCACGAAAATCGCAGTAGATAAAATTGCGTATTCAATATCCCTTGATGATGTTAAAGTAATTAGAAATAGTGAGAATAGACGAAAGAACTTATTACCGAATAGAACTTTTAACCGCTGTGGGATCGTGACAGCATTACCCGAGAATAAACCTTGGTAAAGTACGATGAGTGAAAAAAATAACGAGGGGGGTTGAAGGAATTTTTCAATTGGGTTGGTGACTGATCCAAGCACGTTAGAAATCTTCATTTATATATGTTCAGAAATAAAACCTGGACAGAAAGTAGAATGTTATGTGTTGCTCAACATGTACCAATCAAACTTCCTAGTAGAAAGTTGAAAACATGGAAATTCGCGGGTAAGTTTCTATGGAAGAATGCCACTGTACAAAATAAAAAAGAACTTGGTCAATGGACAAAAGGTGAACTCCTCGATCTCGGACCAACATTTGTAAAATTGGGTCAAATCGCTTCGACGAGGGGGGACCTTTACCCTCCTGAATTTACAAAGGAACTGGAATCACTTCAAGATGACGTCCCCCCCGTGGAATTCGAGACCATTGTAGATTATACTATTTTTAAAGAATTTGACCCTGTACCATTTAAATCCGCGAGTATCGGTCAAGTCCACATGGCTGTACTCCATAACGGTCAAAAAGTTGTTGTAAAATTAAAACGCCCAGGAATTCTGGATATCATGAAGGAGGATACCGATAACATACGCGATATTGTACATTTTTTAGAGCGTATAGGTATTGACACGGGAAATAGTTCAGGGACGGTTCTCGATGAATCTATAGAGTACTTGTTAGGTGAGGCAGACTATACACAAGAAGTTGATAATGCCATCAAGTTTAGGAAAAGTATGAAAGATGTTGATTGGGTAAAGGTTCCGAAAGTGTATAAAAAGTATTCAAACGATGAAATGATCGTAATGGAATACGTCGCGTCAACGAAACTGACTGAGATTACAGATAAGAAGGTGAACAAGAAGAAGATATGTGAAGCCCTTATAAACGCGTATGTGATTCAAACTATGGATAATGGTCTCTTCCACGCTGACCCACACCCAGGTAACTTGGGATTTTCATCTAAAGGTAAACTTGTATTTTACGATTTCGGATTACTCGTACCCTTATCAGATGAACTACGAGATGGATTCACGAAACTTTTTGGTTTCATAATCGTGAGGGACACTGCGGGTATCGTAGATACACTGGTCAAATTGGGTGTGATTGTTCCAACATCTTCAGATGTTTCTGATATTGAACTCTTCTTTGAAACTATCTTGGGGTACTTGGAGACCCTCGATGGTTCTGGAATTGTGAATGATGATCTCGCCACACAACTCGCAGTGGAAAAGCCATTCGTCGTTCCCAGTAGCTTCGTGTACCTCGCCAAAGCCTTCTCCACGATTGAAGGTATTTGTCTCAAACTGGATCCAGATTTCAACTACTTCACCTATCTGGAACCTCTCATCCAACAACAAATCATAGAGTCTGTAGACATTGGGGATATATTCATGAAGACCGCAGAGATCCCTGGGACGATAGGTAAAATAAGTACAGCTGTGTCAGGTCTTCAAAAGTCTAGGGGGTCCATGAAAAGGTCGATGATCAAAACACAACAGGAAGTCAGGCTCGTCCAGTACAGCGTGGTGTGCGCTCTACTGGCTGAGAAGTTTGGGGATAATCCACCTTTGGCGATGTTTTTTGTTTTCTGTACGTTGTGGTTTACTTTTCGTAAAAGTCGATAGACTTCTTACCATTTTTCTTGGGTTTGTCGTCCTTCTTGATCAGTTTATTGTGCTCATCGAAGTATCCCTTCAAACGACGCTGTTCATCACGGAAAATATCAGTGACCTTCTCTTTGATCTTGTCCACGTCAGTGTCACGTTCCTTTTGGATCTTCTTACTTAACTTCTTGAACCCCTTGTTCTTCTTATCGGCAGCGAATACAGTGAGAGTGTTTGTAATGGCGAGCATTTATTATTAAGGAATATTTATTTTTTATACATTTTCATTCTGAATGCTGCGCGGGGTCGGCGCGACATTTCGCATTCAATGTAGCTGAGTCGTTTTTCATCATTATGTATGGTAGTTTTAGGTTCAATCACCTTAAAATACCCATATTTACGGGCTAAATCGGGGCGACGGTTCAGCTCAAAATTAAAGAGTGTTTGGGTTGTCATTATAGCAGACGCATTTGTAATCATAGGTACTTATTCTGATGATTTTATTTTTAAGCGCTTTAACTTTTCCTGAAACTCTCTTCTTTCACCCGGAGATTCAATTTCTTTCCCAGAGTTTATAGCTTCAATTTCAGGACCAGTCAACTGCATAGAATTTACACGAAAGTCCATGAATGCCTCCATTGTGATTGGGACCAAGGGCTTCACGAGGTTGAATATGGCCGTCGCGTAATCTCTAATCTCCTCTTGGGCATGAGCATCCATTCGGAGGTGAAGGTAGTGGAGGAGGTTATGAAGGTTAATTTTCCAATAAAATTCCGTATAGGTAGACTGTGGGAGGGTTCCCCTCGCCTGTTCCCGACAACACCCATTCTCCAAGAGCTCTTCATATACATCAAATGATTGACTCAGTTGTTGAGACACTTTGTCATCAAGATTATTCTTGAGTTCTACAACACCTTCAGACCCCTGGTGATTTACCTCAGATTGCCCGCGGTAGGTATCAGGTTCGTAGTACTCCTTGGGTACCACAGAGTACCTAGCAGATAGTTCATTCACACTTGCGGTGCGATGTCGAAGGTGTTGTCTAGCGATGTAGAGGGGCATTTTGATGTGAAACTTGAAGTCGACCATTTCAAAAGGGGTTGTGTGCCAATGGCGTAGGAGGTAACGAATGAGACCACGATCTCCACGAGAGGTTTTGGTACCATCACCGTAGGAAACTCTGGCGGATTGGACGATGGACGAATCCAGTTCTTTTTGAGGCATGTGATCCACGAGACGAACAAATCCATGATCCAATACTTTTTTCATTATAACAATCTATCCGTTATAATCTTTAATAATCACAACTATCATTGAATGGAACCTCACCACAAAAGTCATAAAGTTTATACAACTTCTCTTGTGTTTTTTCGATATCAACCTTCGTCTCATTCAGGGCATCCATGGCATCATCCACAAGTTCCATGAATGTATCGAGCTCATCTAGGGCTACACGATGATTCAATCTTTTACTCTTCTGGGAATGAAATGCTCTTTTGAGACGCTTGTTACCCTTGATAACCTTGTCAAGGTTGGGCTTGGCAGACATTCTAATAGAGAGACTCATTTGTATATACTTTACTTCATATCTTTAATCAACTCACTTAGGTCTCTGTAATATCTCTTTAAATCTTTCATAAATCTTTTATTATTTTCAAGAACTTCACATTCAACTTTGTTTACATAAATCCAAGCTAAGTTTGATTTAGAATACTTTGTCATTTTTTGATTTTCATTTGGTTTCCGAGCCACCAACTTTGTAGACTTTTTCTTTTTTGATGCCGGAGTGACTTCAATTCTATTTACAAATGACAGTGCCTGCATGACAGTGTCTGCCAAGTCATCTTTCTTTTTAGACTTTTGAAATGTTTCAAGCCAGTGTGCGTTCGTCGGTCCACTACGAATAAAGGCTTCACAACGTTCTATCGAAACTTTCTTTCTTTTATTGTATTGTGCCTTCCCGGGACCGGCAACATCCGGAATCTTATGACGAGCATCATAGAGGATAGTTTCAGCTTCCGGGCATTTAATGATAAAATAGGAGTGAAGAAAGTGCATGACGGAAATCATTTTCTTGTTCCGATCAGGTTGTTTTTCAATTAGAATGGTCTTAGCACCCATAACCCACGGGCGAGCATCGAGGTGATCTCGGAGGGATATGTAAAGACCATCCTTATGTTCGGGTGGTACACCAGAAACATCCCAATCTGTTACGAGATTCCCACGATCTTCGTCGAGCATGCACATTGCTAAATTCCGGATACCGACATCTATACTGAGAATCATTTAACTTAAAGAGTGTGTAACTCTTTAACCTAAATGATATCATTCTTCAGTATTTTTTATCGTAAGTCGGTTGTTAAAACAAAAGTAAAAAGTAAAAGGACATGGATACGTGGTGATACTCTAAGGCAGTTAAAGAGTTAATTTTGTTATTGTGTATGTGGTGTTGGTGGTGTTGTCACCCCTTTGAAGGAACACCTTTAAGTATGCCTTTAAGGCATGATAGTCGGAGAAATATTTTCTCTACAAGTGGAAATTACTGTTCATGGAGTTGTATGAAGTCACACGCGATCGAGAAGTATGGATGTAATAGGGGTGGTATTATATGTGGGAACATTACAATGATGCGTCGTAAAATGTATAACCATCTTACTGGTGTAAAACCGGCACCATATAGATATAGACTCGCAGTCTTTGGTGGTGATTTAACTATAGAACAGTTCAGAGAAAATCAAACACGAGATACCAATCAACTTCCAGTGAAAATTGCAACTAAACCGTATACGGATAATATGATACCCTTTGTTTCAAACACAAGAAAGATGGATGAAATAAAGAATGCGAACTCTGATAACAGTTCACTAAAACTAAAAAGAACAAAACCATTAAAACGAAATCATAATAATCTAGAATCTGCACTAGGACTTATCATTACTCCCAAATCCTAGCATCCTCTTTTGTTTGGCTGTTGGTATTGATTCTGGTAAATTTACGGTTTTTTTACTATGAACCCAGCGTTCACCATCATGTGCGACCCAGCATATATCATACTTCTCCATCGCTTTTCTACATAAGACACATGGTAATGATATACCGTCACCGTACACAGTTTTTCGTCCCACTATTAAATGACCATATTTTCTCTGTACCCATTCAGAAAAATGATATGGTTTATGACCCTTTCTCAAACATTCTCTATACAATCTTCGAATGAGTTGTCGTTCTGCACACATATGGTTAGTGCTTTCTATTGAAGGTCCTCTAGACATGGAACCTATAACTGTACAGTATTTCATACCTGACAATTTAAACAATTTGTTCCGTCGTATACAAAATCACAAATATCACACTCACTTAGGGCTTTAATTTTTATTTTCGGTACGAGACCTTGCGCAAATCGTTCAAGTTCTTTCACTGTATATAATCCGTATTGGATCATAACACTCAGAGAAGGAAATCTCATATATTTGAATTACGCTTCAGCCTTTTATATTACTTTAGGCATGGAAGACATTTGGCCACGGCCTTGTTCGTCTTGAGCATCATGGCGAAACTGTCAACCATAGGGGGGACCAAACTCTTGAGAACAATCTCAAACTCACTGTCCTTTTCACCATCGTCTATTTGTTCGATGAGATGATTGAGAATAATGATAACTAACTTCTTCTTCTGGGGTCCAGGTAGTTTCTTGAACTTGACACTTTCCAGCATCAGTCTACTTAGGATAGGTGGGATATCCTCTTTAGTGAGACCATCATCAATATACTCGACACGAATTTCTTCGACAGTCTTCATGACACTCTGTGCATCAATCTTTCCAGCAAACTTTTGTAAAATGGCATCCATTATATAATATTTATATAATATAACATAGAATGGAATTTAATGATATTATCGCGACTGCTGCGTTTGGTATAGGTTTCATTCAAATGTATTCTGACGTACAAAATTCTGATGAACTCACTAAAAAATCAAAGAAGCGAATACTACTAGGAGTTATAGCGAGTATATTATGGCTTACTTATCAATCTAGGAAGTATGGAATTAACACAACAACGATGTACACGACGATCGGTCTTATCGTACAGTTGTTTTTACTGAACAAAATATTGATAAAAGAAATTAAAGAATGATGTCATATATAATTCAGTAATGAGTTCTATCACTTGTGCACCCGTAAAGTTTTCGTATTACAAGCGTTATCAGACCAAGCGTAGTACACGTTCTTCCTATAAGGTTCGTTCATCGAGTGAACCTTCGATCGAACCATATCAACCACAGACTCGATTCGCCGAGGTTCTCAATGGTCGCGCTGCTATGCAAGGTGTTCTATGGGGTTCTCTAAACTGGATGATGACAGGTAAAAATGTCATTCAGCAGGTTGAGGATCCCGGGTATGCTATCGCTGCGACTGGTGTTGTTACTACATTGGCACTCGCGTCGTTGTTCACAGCCGAAAACTTCAGCATCGAGAAAATTGGAGTATTCACCCCCGATGCTGAGCTCAAGAACGGTAGGTTGGCTATGCTTGGGTTTATCGCCTTGTTCGGGTTGAGTGCCATGTAACCTATAAATTCAATCATTTTAACTTTTTCTTCCATTGAAAATGTCCCTGCTCTACGCATCACGTAGGCCAAGAACATCATGAGAATATAAACATTATAAACAATTTGATTTGTCATCTAATTATACTTAACTTAATTTATTAGTTGACTTAACTCCTTTAGTGAATAGGTAACCAGATGTCATCAAAGTAATTACATATACTGACAAACTGAGACCTGACCATTCATTAAATGTGATATGGCATGGATTTTTAAAATCACAAAATAAACCATTGTTATATACACCAATTACACATTCTTATTCTGATTTAGAAAATATAAATTATTTACATGGTGATTCTAATTGGATTTCTTACATTCATAATTATATGATAAAAAAATCAATATTAAAAATGTTGAATACATTCTTAATAACGACGCAGACCATAAATTAAATATATTAGATTTTCAGTTAAATATAAATTCCATCTCAGATTTACCATAAACCCCTGCACTATAGCCAAAAGTAGATAAGTCACTTAAATCTTGATTCCCTGCGGTTATATACAATTTATCACATTTTGATAACAAAAACCAATCAAGATAACACGCATACCTATCACTTTTAGAAACTTCTTTATTTTTCAAATATACACAATCATATGTGAGAACAATATCATGATCGAGTGTAAATATTTTATCTGGGAATCTTTTTTTAAACATTTGTTTAACTTCTGAACTATCACTTGCTAAAAAAATTTTACCATCGACACTTTCTATGATTTTTGCAAATTTTTCTAATGCATTATCTGTTGCGAAATAAGCTATCTTAATATTCCCATTTTCATCTACACCGTGACATCCCATATTTTTAGAATCTTCGGAACACGCTCCGCGTCTAATATGCATCCCGTATTTCATATCATATGGCAATAATTCGAGTTGTTTATCAATAAGTTTTTGTAATTCTGCATTTGGTTTTATAATTTTAGATAAATTTACATGTACTTTATGATAAAAAAATGGATTTATATAAAGTTGTGGTTCAAATTTTATTTCGTCTTTATCATCCGAAATTTCAAAACCAGAAAACACTACACCCCTGTCGACATCATTAATACTCTTGTATACACGTGGATTTTCACTTCTATATACTAGATCTGATAGACATAAAGCGACATTCCCCCAACCCATGGATTCATGTACATAAAATGTCATTATAACTTACTAATTTACTTTACCTTTAAGCTTTTCTAATTTTTACAATGAATCGTAATACTCACGTTGTTTATCCTGACGTTCTACAGTTTTAATGTGAAGAATAGAAACTAAGGGTTTTGCATCAACGCGTGCAATGTTATCAGAGCCAACAAGCTTCTCATGTAGATCATTCTCCCATTTAATCTTACCGTTATTCTTATAATACCGTCCTTGATAATCTGGGTAATTAATCCACCCCATTTCATTTAGGTTAAACTTATAATTGTCTAACCATTCCGCCGTATAACCCGGGCATATATTAATCCTTGGAATGTACATAATATCACCCTCAAATGATTTAATATTCATTATGAGAGCTTCTTGTGGCATTTCATCCGCGTCAATAACAAAAATGTAATCACCTTTACATTTACTCGCATGGTAATTACGATGTTCGGAAAATTTTCCATCAAAGTCACGTTCATTAACTACGATCTTATCACCATAAGATTCCAAAACTTTACGAACTTCAGGTGTTACATTCTTGGAATCCACGAGGATATTGATCTCATCACCAATAGCCTTGAATTTCAATATGAAATTCACGAGTGAATTCAATTCACGATCTTCGTTGCATACGCATATAGCATAAGAAATGTTCACCATTATATAATTTAAAGTATTAATTCTTTTAAATAACAATGAAGTATATTTCTTATTCTGTTTGGGGTGATAATAAAGTATACACATACGGTATCATTGATTAATTTAACTTTAAACTCGTAAAAAATCTATGAGATCTTCTCTCGTTTTCTTTTGACGCCATCCAAGTGCCTTAAGTTTATTCGCGCATATATAGTATCTTTTATCATTGAATGGTCTATCATCAACATACCCCACCCATTCATCATAGTCTGTGGTTCCTGTGACTGTTTCTATGATCATGTGTGTTACTTCCATGACGGTCAGTTCATCATCGGAGGCGATATTGTAGATTTCACCACACATACCCTTCTTCCACACTGTTTCAACAGCATCCACGACGTCCTCAACGTGCATGAATGCTCGTTTAATATTAGCACAATTCTTACCATGGATTGTACATTTTTTACCTTCTTTCAATAACCTTTTAAACTTTGGTATAAGTTTTTCCGGATATTGGTTAGGTCCATAAACATTATTACATCGAATGATTTTAATGTTCATGTTGAATGATTCAATGTACGAACGAACAATCATTTCAGCCGCAGCTTTTGAAGCTGAATATGGATTTGTGGGTCGAAGAACACCTTCATCCTCTGTGAATGGTACATCCGTCTTGGATTCTCCATATACCTCGTCAGTACTAAAATGAATGAAGTCCACATTTGGTATATGTCGTCTACACGCTTCGATGAGAACATGTGTTGCATAGGTATTATCCATCGTGAAGGAGAGGGCATTTTCAAATGAATTGTCGACGTGACTTTGAGCCGCAAAGTGGAATACAGTGTCAAATTTATATTCCTTTATCAGGTTCTCGATAAGGTTCATATTCCCAACATCACCCTTTATAAAAGTGGCAACATCTGGATTTACATTTTCTATATTGGAACAGTAATCAAGTTTATCTACATTTACAAAATGTGTTTCGGGATATCTCTTCTTCATGATGTTTAGGAAATTAGATGCGATGAAGCCACAACCACCGGTGACCATCACATTAGACAACATCTTCCTTTTAGTTTATATTTGGCAAATTTTTTAAGCAATTCACACACACGGTCCACATCATCTATCGTCATACCGTGGTGTGCACCAAGTAGGAATCCATCCTTCATAATACGGTCAGCATTTTCAAACACATCGAGATACTCCCTAAACGCTGGATGTCTTGTGATGTTCCCCGCGAATGTGACACGTGTTTGAACATCATTCTTTTCGAGAAACTTTAAGAGTTCGAGACGGTCTGGACACTGAAGAGGAATAGCGAGCCAGTTGGGGGTCTTTGAATCATCGGGGAGCGTATAGTACGGGGTCTCCCTGAGATTCTCTAGGTACCTCTCGATGTTTTGACGCCTCTTCTTGAGAAACCCCTCAAGTTTATCGAGTTGTACGAGACCAAATGCGGCATTCATCTCACAAGCTTTGAGGTGATACCCTGCGACACCGTAAAGGAATTTCCAATCATATGGAATACCGTCTACAGAATGGTTGAACCGTTCACTGGGTTCTTCAATGTTGTCACCGATACGCCCCCAATCACGGAACATGAGGGCTCTCTTGAGATGTTCATCATCATTAAACATGACCATGCCACCACAGCCACCAGCAGTGATGACATGACTCGCGTAGAAACTCGTGGTGCTGATGTCTGTACATGGAGTTTTAGTGATGGTATCGGCAGAATCTTCAAAGAGAATGAGATCGGGAAACGCTTCACGTATGGCCTTCCAGTCGGGAACATTCCCGATAAGATTAGGGAGAAGGAGACACTTCGTTTCCGGTGTGACAACCTTCTTGAGGTCGTCAACGGTGGGGACATATGAATACATACCAACATCGCAGAACACTGGTTTGAGACCGAGTTGCATGAGAGGGGCGACAGTCGTGGCGAAACCACATGCAGGTGTCACGACTTCAGTCCCCTTGGGAAGATCTAGGGCACATAGACCGAGGAGGATCGCGCTACTCCCAGAGTTGACAAAGAGTCCTTGTTTCTTTCCGAAGATGTCCGCTACCCTTTCCTCAAACTTCACTGTACGGTCACCAAATCCTGCGAGCCACCCATCACGGAGACAGTCTTCAACAGCCTTAATCTCTTCTTCTCCATATGATTCAAATTTATTGGGGGCGTACCAGACCTTCTTAGTCATTATGATTTAAAGAGTATCTTTGTCTTTAAATCATATGAAAGTATGTGTATTAGGTGCCAATGGTTTTATCGGTAAAAATTTAATACATGATACGAACTGGATTGGGGTCACTAGACATGATCTTGATTTGATGGATAGGGAGACTGTTGAAACATATTTTAAAACACATATATACGATATTGTTATTCATTGTGTTGCGAGTATAGATAAACAAAATGAATCTACAACATACAAAAATATCATACTATTTGAAAATGTTGTTCGGGTTTTTAAGGGTAAGATATTGTACTTTTCAAGTGGTGCCGCCCTCAGTGGGAATCCACCTATGGACCCATATGGTCTTTCAAAGTGGGTTATTGATCGTCGTATAGATACATTACCAAATGCATACTCTTTACGTATATGGGGGTGTTACGGACCCGGAGAATTACCAACTCGTTTCAGTGCAGTATGTAAACGCGAGGGTCATGTTATTATCGATCAAGACAGATATTTTGACTTCATCGACATTGAAGATGTTAAAAAGATTGTTTGTGAGTATGTAACATCTAAATGGTCGATGCCTAAGATTTGTAATCTCGTGTATAAAGAAAAGTTACTTCTTTCACAGTGGGCGGGGAGGTTTGGGGCCACCTATGAGGTGAAAGATGCATCAAAATTGGGTGAAAGTTATACATCAGTTCCACCCTAGATTCTTCTTAGGGGGGACTGGTACAATCATGTCTTTTTCAAAGTCGATATAGGGTGTCATATTTTCAAGTGAGTTTCCAAACTCAAGCTTAGGATAAATTTTTTGCGTCTCTGGTATGGGAATATCTTGTAGAGTTTTCACACCATAGGCTTCCGCGATTTTTACAAAATCAATTTCGTCACCAAATACATCACTCTTAGATGTCGCAACATAGTTTGAATTGAAGTAACTATCTTGGAACTGTTTAATAATTCCATAGCCACTATTGTTTAAAATTGTAATTTCAATTGGGAGGTCATATTTCTTGACAGTTAGGAGTTCTTGAATATTCATTTGAAACCCACCATCACCAGCGATACAATAAACCTTCTTACCCGTTCCTATCGCGGCACCAATCGCGATAGGGAGCGCACACCCCATAGACGCATTACTAAAATTTGTGAAAAGCTTTTGTCCATCCTTGAGCACGGCACATTGCATTGTCCACACCAGATTACCACCTATATCTGGTACGACTATACAGTCATCGGGAAGGCTTTTAAAAAAACCATCTAGGTGATCATAAACAGCTGAGTCACCTTCACGTGATTTCTCTTCACTGTATTTCTGCTTCCATTCATTTATTTTTTGTGTCCACCTCGCGAAGTTTCCGTATTGCACAAGAGCTGCACAACTATGCATAATAACATTTTTGAAGAAGTTCTTGGCATCGCTCACTATACCGAGGTCAATTTCAACCCCCTTTTCCGACATTTTGTTAATTTCTTCGGTGTCAATATCTACCATAATCCTTTTTGAATGCACAGAGAACATTGGTCCACTTCCACCAATTTGACGGCTATCAAGACGACTTCCAATAGATATAACGAGGTCCGCATTTTGAATAGCGTAATTCGCAACTCTGTCACCGTAAACACCCAGAGAACCTATGCGAAGTGGGTGGTCGGTTGCACATATATCAAATGCACCCCAAGAAACTGTAAACGGTAGTTCTGTCTTTTCGATAAATTCCATAGCCTCTTTCTCTGCCCCTGCAAGTTTTACACCGTGCCCGAATATGACAACGGGTCGTTTACTCTTGTGAATGTATGAGGATAAATCATATGGTGTCGTACCACGATGAAGATGAGGCACAACTTCAAAAGGTTCAACATCTTCAATCATGGTCATTTGAAGATTCACTGGTAAGTCCATAAGAACTGGACCATATCGTGGGGTCTTCAGTTCAGTTAACAACTCCTTGAGAACATCCTCGAGTTGTCCAAGTTCTGAAACATGTACAGATTTCTTCGTGACCTCCTCAAACATCCTAGCTACAGGCATTTCTTGAAACCCACTTTGTCGAGGCTTTGATTTGAAATTCGATAGATCTTCTTTCGTATTCACTTGACCGGTGATGAAAAATGCAGGTACAGAGTCGTACCAACATCCACATACACCATTTAAGATGTTTTGAACACCCGGCCCACTCGTGACGCATACACATGCAACTTTACCACAACTTCTGTAATACCCCTCAGCGGCCATAGCTGCTGATTGTTCATGTTGAAAACAATAATATTTCACTTTGGGGTTTAGAGAAACTGCGTTTATGAATGGAACTATAGACCCACCGGTTACTAAGAAATATGTATCTATACCATTCAAGTAAAGTGTATCTATGATATAATCACAAGTATTCATTTATAATAATTATTTACAAATCTTTAATCATAAACTTAAAGATGTATACAATAACTATTACATATGATAGGTGTTATATCGGTACATGACCAAAAATATGTACCGTTAGCTGAATGGACACTTCATAAGAATAAAAAAGAATATTGTGAAAAACATGGGTATATACTTGAATACGCTGATGATGGTGGAGCTTCTCTAACTGGAAAGCCTATGGCATGGCCGCCACCGATCCCCGATACCCATATCCCGATTGGGTGGGGTAAGATATTTCTCATTAAAGATGTGTTCAGGAGACATCCAGAAGTTGAATGGATTTTTAGTACCGATTGTGATGTTATGATTACGAATATGGACACAAAGATTGAGGATATCATTAAGGAACATGCGGGTGAAAATACACATGTTATGATTCCAGCTGATTGTAACGGTATTAATTGTGGGAATATGCTTGTTAAAAATACTCCTATAGGAAAGGCATTTCTGAACACGGTGATTTCGGGTATGCCACTTTACAGAAATTGGTACATGGTGGAAAATCAACTTATACAAGATTTGGCTATAGGTTCACATTTACGAGAGAATGGTATGACCCCTGGTGGAACATTCTGGGCAGAAGTCATTAAGGTTTTACCTCAGCGTGTGATGAATTCATACGATTATAAGAAATTACCTTTACTAAAAAATCGACCACATTTCAATGATATATTGGATACAGATGGTCAATGGCAGGAGGATGACTTCCTTATTCAGTGGCCAGCCACAAGTTTAGAATATAGGATTAATGCTGCGAAAGAGATGTATGAAAATAAAAATCAGTGAATGAATATGGAAGAACACGCAGAGTTCAAAGATTCTTACCAGGATCTAGAATCTAGGGCTGATGATATAGCATACAGTCTCAGTAAATTACCAATCGATTACAAACTCGCTGATAAATGTGCCGAAATTGAATTTGCGGTGGAAGATATCAAAGAGTGGTATGAGAAGCGAAAAAAAGATTTTGAAGAATACGAATCAGAAAAGAAATTCGTATTGGACAAGATTGAATTAATTGACGCACATCTAAAAAGGTTATACAATGGCGTTGAAACTCTCAAATTACGAGAGTTTTCTCATGACCAACACGGAGGGTCGTATTCACGATTATCTCAAATCCGGCGTCCTTGAGGTTCTTACAAAATGCTACATCTTCGGAACACATATCCCGTAAGAGTTTCCCATCTTCAGCTTCAATCTCTATGAGAGGGTAGCTAAAGTATGGATATGCCATCTTCTCTATGACCCCATTACGACACGCGAAGAAACCCATACCATTATATGCCACTGGAATATATTTTTCTTCCTTCTCGGGTTCCCCAACCTTCATGAATTGGAACGAACCAGTTTTTTTGAAACACTCCAAGTCCCAGTCTTTCACACACGCATAATGTTTCATATCCTGCATTCGATATAAACCTGAAACCACTGGATACGTCTTGGTATCCTCTAAGAGTTCTATGACTTGTTCAGGTGTAAATACAATATCAGAATCTATAGTGAGCCATACATCATATTCTACTTCACCACCGAACGGAACCTGGTCGGCACCTCGAAGTACATCAAGACCAAGAGTCTTCATCCGTGAAAAGGGAACAAAACTCGAAAACTCATTGGTCACGACGAAATCATACCCTCTCTTTGTGAGAGTCATTATGGTCTGTGACCAGTTCATGAGGAACGTTCCGGAGAATGTGCGACCCGGGAGGGCGAGTATCACTTTCATTTATTCAAGATACTAAGTATCTCTTTAACCGCCGGGTGACGAACGATATCCCCATCTTCCATTTCTACATGTGTGATGTAGTCGAGGTCTTGACATTGCATCTTATATATAAGATCTTCGAGACCGTTATCTGGCCCAAGATCTGACTGTTCCAAGTCACCGGTTACGATGAGTTTTGTCCCCTCACCGACTCTCGTGAGGAGCATCTTCATTTGATTGGGGGTGGCGTTCTGCATCTCATCGGCGATGATGAGTGTATCAGTGAATGTTCGACCCCTCATATATCCGAGTGGTTCTATTTTAACGAGCCGTTCAATCTGATTGTATGAAAAGTACTGCTCAAAAATGTCGAACATTGGTTTTATCCATGGTTCCATCTTCTCATTCATATCTCCTGGGAGGTATCCCATATCCTCATCGGCAGCGACAATAGGTCGAGTCAAAACAATTTTAGGACGTTGCTGCTTTTGTACATGTTCGAGAGCAATTTGACACGCAAGCATAGTCTTCCCTGAACCAGCTGGCCCTGTTCCTATGACGATAGGTTTGGATGACCTGAGGGCGAGCATATATTTACACTGACCTGGGGTCTTTGGGAAGTTCATTTATAATTGGGACAGTTTTTATTCGATGTCACTTTCACTCTCGTTACGATCTGAAGAATAATCGATAGAATCCAGTGTTCTATATTCTTTTACTTTACCATTAAATTTCTTATACATCTCTGGATCTGTATCTATTTGTTCATTTAGAAGACGTATCCATTTCAGATACACTTTAGGTAATTGCTTATACATTGCAATCCGAGCTTTACTAAAATTCTGTTGTATAAGAAAATTCTGTGTGACGGCGATAGAATCTTCAAAGTTGACAGTTATATGCCACCAATCACTCGGTAAAAATACAGTCTCACCTGGAAGCTGTATGAAATCTTTGTGAGGTAAGTGTTTGTATTTGGGGTACTCTTTCAGAAACCATTCAGCACCTCTCACTGTGGAATTGAATCCATTTTCAGATTTAAAGGTTTCTGGTGGAAATAAGACCCATCTTTTCTTTCCCTGTATCATAGTATTCCATGCACTCGTACTCACTGGGTCTATGTGAAGAGATGTACCAGCTCCTCGTGTACTCATTAATAACCATCTAAAGTTTGGTCGTTCTTCTTCTGATAAACATTTAAAAAGATCTTCATCAAACCAGTCCGGTATCGTATACTCTTTTAGAAGTTCCCTCATTTTTTTACCTTTATCGGCAAAAGTACTGTCAAAGATGAACACTGGTACATCATCTCTCCTATGTTTCACTGAATTAATGTAATGGTGAAAATACTCATATTTAAGGCTACTATTTCTCCCAGTTACACGAAATTTAGACTTTCCGAAACGTTCTTTGAAATTTTCGAATGACCATTTTTTCATAGCAGTCCAATCATTTGGTATATCCAGGATGATACATGGTGTGTTTGTGTACAGATACTTTTCACTGAAATACTCCTTTGATGTTGTCTTTATGGATATAGAGTCTACGGGATCTCCATATGGTTTTTCTATGTTTACTGAATCAAATAATTTAGATATACCCCTAGAATCCCATGTAGATATTATACTTTTTTTATATGAACGTAGACGTGCACCAGGTTTACACGACTCTTTGAAACCACCTGGATAATTAAAACTATCATAGCCTCTAGTGAGTATATAAATACGATATGCTGCTATCATAATGATGATCACAAATGGTAATGCTATTATATGTGATCTGCGCATCTGATTTCTTTTGATATTTTTTTTATTCATATATTACAATATGGATTTCCACTTCATCAAATTAAATTACAATGGTACATATCTAAGTCTAGTGGATCCAAACTCGAAATCTCGTTTCGTATGTTTTGCTGAAAAAAACGTGGCAATGAAATGTCTAGAATATTCGGCTGAATTTAGAGCTAGGAATCGTATATGGCCATCCCTTGACATGTCTTCAGAAAATAGGAAATTGGAACTAAATGAGGAGATTGAATTTCCATATGGACCACCTCGAATCATAAAACGTGCATTAGAAATTGAAACATTCGACTTTGACACCATGGACCAGCTATCAAGTAGAACAAACGTTTCTTTTTATTGTATTTTGGCGTTTGATGTTATTT